ATGGGTCCCAAAAACCAGATCCACCTGGGGATATTTGCTGACAATCTGATTGACAATTTCCGGCTGCTGCATCATACAGCCGCAGACGGCCAGAATTAAATCGGGATTGGTTTTCTTGACCGTTTTATAGGCGCCGATATTGCCAAAGACTCGTTCATCGGCGTTTTCCCGAACCGAGCAGGTGTTAAGAATGACAAGCCCGGCTTTATTGACGTCCATGTCTTCGACATAGCCCAGGGCTTTTAACATCCCGGATATTTTTTCCGAGTCGTTTTCGTTCATCTGACATCCGAATGTTTTTATAAGAAAGCTTTTGATAAGCTTGGGTTTGCGGCTGTTTGTTTTTTTACTCATATCTATTTAAATTTCTCCTAATTAGCTGTTTTAAAATTTCACTCTACTATTATATACTAAATAAATCAAATGTGAATGTTAATATTGAAACGTGTGTTAAGAATTAAGGTTCGGGATCTCCCCGGCCTTTTTCTTTTCACAAAAATAGGGCCATATCATTAATACGGCCCCGCAAAACGGAAAGCAAATTGCAGTATGCTATTGTTTTTCAATGGCCAACCTGATTTATGCATGAACCAGCGGCCCGGTTGGAACGATTAATTGAATTATATCATAAAACCATAGAACGGTCTATGAAAATGGCTTGATATCTCGTTTTAACAGGTAATAAGTGACCTGTGAAGTCTAAAGCCGCTTAAAACGGAAATATGGACGATTTATCGAAAACAAGTGGTTATGCGACGTCTTTTCGTCAGAAAAAGGCTTATAATTATTTCTATGGCTTATTTTTGATGCAAAATTAATTTAATAATGAAATATCTCGTGCATAAGCCCACGGAACAGAATAGCCAGTATCGTAATAGTCCTCGCCCATCGGAACCTCACCTTTCATCATCAGGTTTCTTGTTATCGATCCGTTTTCATATTTTATTTCGTAGACTTGCTGATAACCCATGTGCGCCATTAATAAGATCAATTCTCCGCCTGCGCTATTAGTTTTCCCCATTAGCGTGGCGTGTCCCCCGTTTGTCGATCCCATATATTTAGCCTGATCATTTTCATAGGTATAGATTTGATATTTGAAATCAGCCTCGCAACTGCCGGTCTTTACAAATAATTCAGGTATTCCGTTGCTGTCCATATCAAACATGCTGTAGTGGCAAGCATATTGTGAGTAACCGTATTTAATTCCATTCTCTTTAAATAGTTGATAAACGACTTGCTTATAAGCTTCTTTGTATTGAGGTACGGTATATTCTTTAAAGGGTACGCCGGAATTCAACGGCGGATCGACACCAGTGGGAACGACCATTATTTTAATTCCCTCGAGTCTATATCCATATCCAGCTGTTCCAGCGCTTTCCCCATTCTTCGCCCAACCCATCCAGCCGATGTTTTGCGCATGGACTTGGTAGAAAACATTAAATTTATCAGCATCCGCACCAGTCAATTTAATCTGGATTGCTTCCAGGCGATACGAAAGGCCCTCGGTCCCACTCATGCCGTCGTTGGCCTTCCATCCTCTGGATGTATCCGCTTCCCAGCCAATGTTTTGAATGTGGGTTTGGTAGGTAATGCCTAAATCATATCCCTGGGCATCCAGGTTCACCTTAATACCTTCCAACCGGTAAGATTTTCCCTCTGTACCGCTCATCTTGCCGGTGCCGACGTAATCCTGCCAGCCCTCATTCTGGACATGAGTACAATAACTAACAATAGGATCTGCTGCAGCCATTACACTGGACGGGATCATCCCAATGACCAGTAGCAGTGATAATAACAATACCGACAACCTTTGAATACTTTTCCTCACAATTTAGTCCTCCTTCTCATTTTATCCTTATGACATCGATTATACGCCAGTTGATGAATAAAATTCAACAGTAAATATTATTAAAAGATTGATTATCTCCCTGAAAAGTGCTTTAATTACCTCAACAGGGTAGGATGCAGCGTGTTAGAACGATTTGAAGGAGTAAATTGTGGAAGAAAATTTATCAAAAATAACCGCTATTATTGGATCGATGGAGTTAAGCCCGGATGAGGTTTGTTCAGTTTTGTGGTTATCCGAACAAGAACCTGATCGCGTTGACGATCTGTGCCGAATCATGAGCTATCTAAAAGATTATCAAGATATCTAATATTACTTAAAAAGCCCAGGCTAAACACCTGGGCTTTTCGCTTCTACAAACCATCGTGGCTGCTCATAAAACAGCAGCCTTTCTTTCCCACCGATCTTACAAGTATACCTTATCCCAAATCCTCCAACTGTTATCGATGCCGCCGGTCGGGCATCTACAATACGGTCTATATCAAAGACCCGGCCGTCGGGCCACTGGATCGATAGCGGGGTTATGCCATCTTCATCAAATTTTGCAACCACTTCGACGAATTTCTTTACTAATTTCATTTTACCACCTCAAACAGAACATTTGTTTATATAGTACATCCGTTCGCTCTTGAAGTCAACAAAAAAGAAGATGCTAGATCTTGGCACCTTCTTTCGTAATTTTTATATAAGCAATTGCGAATAAATATATTTGCTAATCTTAACCGTGATTTTTTTCTTGATCATGGTAGTTCACTATTTTTGCACATTATACATTGTTAACGTTTCTAAAATAAATAATTTTACTTCCTCGTATTTCGCTCTATGTTCGTTTCTTAATCGTTTTGCATCATCCCTTGATGCTCGATAATCATAAGTAATATTTTTTTTCGCTTCGTCGGAGTGATTTTCAATAAATTTCTTAATTTCATGAAAGTACCAATTAGAAAACTCTTCCAGTTCGTCTTTCTGCCCTCGATAGATTCTTCTGAAATTATTTATTAAGTCCCTCATTTCATCTGAAGTTTGACCAAGTTCATTTATTATATCTTGCTCTTTGTAATTCAATGTTGTTGTTTTTTTATCATATTTTTCAAACATTTGTATATCTAAGATATCCATTAATTTTAGGCACGTGTCAATTCCAAGCTTTCGGTATTCAGCATTGATATTATCAATTTTATTTCTATCAGCAGATTTTTTTGAAAAATCTATCGTCCATACAACTGCAATAATTGTAGCAACCGCACCCAAAAGAGTGCCATAATATTGAAGTAAATCGGCGGCATCCCACAATGTTAAATAGCTCACACGATAAATGCTAGGCTTGTATAATTCATTTATTATTATCGGGCCAATTAATCCAAATAACATACCTAAGAAAATTCCAATATATAACTTATTTTTTGAAGTTGCCCCTTTCTCTTTTTTCAATTTAGCGCCCCCATATTTTTTTTGATGCGGTTCTTCCTGGGCTTTAAGACCTGATTTCTTCTCACTGATTTCATTCTTTTCTTTTATTTTATTACGTCTGATTTCTCCTGGGTTTCTTAAATGTTTCGAAATTTTTGATATATCTTCGATTTGTATTGTTACTATCCCCTTGTTCTTTGTTTCAATAAGTTCCTCAATTTCATATGATTTCATTTTTAATAAATTTCGCAATTTATAAACTGCAAGATTTTCAACTACGCGCCTGTACTTTGCTGAGTCATCTTCTTTTTTTGTGTATTCAATCTCACTAAGTTGTTTATTTAAGTTATTATATTTATTAATGTCTTCAAACTTAGTAAGTATATAATTGTGAGTATCAAAACTTATTTCTTTTCTATGAGCGAATATTAACTTGTCAGAATTATATTGAATGGATTCAAACCCTGAAATAAAAGCATACTTAATAAGTATTTTAATTTCCTTAATATCCTTCCCTTTGAATTTTTTGCACAGCACTGACGGTCTCATGTGTACTTTACCAGTCCATCTATTTACTTCTAAATAATCATTTAATTTTATGAGAATTATTTCAGTAAAAAATATTTTACTGAAATACCCTAAAATTAGATTTAAAGAATGCTTTGTTAATATTCTAATTTTCAGCCAACTATTATTCTTCTTCTCTTCATCTTCCACAATAGCTCCTCCATCATTTTAATATGTGTTTCTTTTAAATATGATTATTTCACTTAATATGAAATATTTTACACAATTATATCATAGTCAAAAAAATAAAAAAAGGCCATCTCAATTAAGAGATAGCCGCAAACCTACATAAAATAATACCCTTCCTGGTTATAAACCCCTCGAAGGGACGTGTTTAATTCGATATGCATAAACCCACTGTCTGGGTAAACCCGTACCGGTACGCCAAACTCATTCCACATAATCCATGCAGCATCAACGATATTCATACCGACCACATGCATATCCACAGCATCGCCATCCAAATGGGTGGAGTTCCAAACGCCGCCAACCGCTTTGTTATCGGACGGACACCGGGCCCCACACGTAATTGCAACCGGCAAATCGACTCTTTCCCTGAAAGCGTTGAGAATTGGGTAAAATCTCGGGTTTAGGTTCGCTTCTTTGCCGTACTGGGTAACTGGGAACCCATCGCACGGATCTGCAATAGAATAGCCGTTATGCCCCGGGAATCCGCAATCGTCCATAAATTCTTCCTTGACAAAGTGCTTGCCAAAAATTGAATCCGGATCCGGTTCCGGTGTAACGGGCAGTTCTTCGACGGTTTTCATCAGTTCGAACTTCTTAAACGACTCAATCCCATCCAGCCCCAGGTCAACACCTTTAGGCACGATCAGAACGGCCAGCGCTTCCAGTCTCAGGCAAGCCCCTTCGGTCCCGGACAACTCCCCGTCTTTGGCCCAGTCCATGGTACCGACATTCTGGGAGTGGCTTCGGAACTCGACAGAATAATCAGGCGCATCGGCCCCGGTTAATTGAATCTGGATTCCCTCGATCCGTTTACCTGGTGTTCCCGCTTCTGCTCCATCTGCGACAAAACCAGTCCATCCTGCATCTTGGATATGGACATTATAGTGAATATGGATATCCCGCCCATCTACATTAGTTAGTCTTATCCGAACTAATTCTAACTGCTTAGAAAATCCGATGGAGCCAGAAAGAAAACCATTTCTGGAAGTTGGCGTCCATCCATACCCCGGGATATAGACCTCGTATTCCACGCCGATATCCAAGGCAGTTGCTGAATTATCGGGCGGGTGGATGATATCGAATGCCGTTTCTGTTGCCAGGCACACCTCGTGCTGCTGCGTCTCCCAGTACGGTATATACAATTCATTGATGTCGACCGCATGGCTGATCCCATCAATGATGCCGCTGTCTGATTTTTGCCACATACCGAATAGCTCGGGGTTTGACAAATCGATTGACGAACCATAATATTGGGCAACCCACAAGGGATCATCGGCGTAATTATGATAGCTGATGTAGTTCTTGAAATAGTCGTTATTCGCATAGACCCCGCCACGCCAACCACTGGCCTTGAGCGTCGCCTTGAAGATATCAATGATCTGATTGGCATTCGCCGCAAGCCACGGATCGCCCTCGATATCGACGTAAGCCGGCATGTCAAATTCTTTTCCGGCGATCAGCGAAACGAAATAGTTTGCTTCTTCCTGGATTCCTTCGATTGTATTGGCGCCGACGCAATAGTAAGGTCCTTTGTGAATGCCTACTCTGGTGCATTCTGAATAATTCCTTTCAAATGTGGAGTCCGGCGACGGGCGACCTTTTTCGAACTGGCCAGCTCGCATCAAGACAGCCTCAACCTTCTTTCCCTCGAACGTGGTGTTTTTTAACACACCCCAGTCAATCGCAGGGGTCGACGGATTCGGCCCCTGAAAGTAACTGATGTCAATCGCGAGATACATGGTTATTTACCGTCCGCTGGGTAAGTGGGGTTCGACCATTCTTCTTTGACTGCCTGTGCTTTTAAATCCTTAATAAATTGTTCAACTTGCTGTTTCGATACGGTTCCCATTTTCATTAAATCTAATATATGTTGTGCGGTGACAGCCTCCGGGGTAACGTTCCAGTTTTTCCATTTATTGTAAAATGGAACGATGATCACCAGTGCCCCCGATATGGCGATATACAGGAAATCTTCGGACACTGAGATCGGATTGATCCCGAATATGGTTAAGGCTCCGTTGACCACGACAAGAGCCAAAACGATCAGCTGAACCCATTCCTCGACTGACATACAACCTAAACCATCTATAAAACTGATTATTTTTTGTTTCATCTTATTTCTCCTTCTAATCCATCAATGCGCTTATGCGCTTGTTTTGCCGATTCTTCTACACCACAAACCCGCTCAAGCAAATCAGTATGTTTGTCGGCTTGCTTTTCTAATTTTTTATCAATCCCGTCAACGCTTGATTTTATATAACCCATATCTGACGTGATTGTCGCAATGCTGGCACCCTCAGCCTTGTCATCTTTGGTCTTATTCCTGCCGAATACTAACCACGCGAGCACAAAACCACCAACCGTACAGACTAGGCTTGTCACAACTGTAATGTCTACATTCATAAACCGTCCCCTTTCAAATAAATAGGGACGGTTTCCCGCCCCTGAGCAATAAAAAAACAGCCTAAGCTGCTGCGTTCAACAATGCTACCAATTCATTGTACTGATCCTGGTTGATCCGGTTATTAAGCAAGAAAACATCAAGCTTAATCATCATTTCTTCTTTGGTTCCATAGTTGCCATTTGTGATCACTTTTTTACAATATGTATAAGTCATTTTTCACACCTCCTTTCTATAATCCTAATTCAATATTGGATAATCTGAAATCCAGATCTACCATGTATTCGGCCGTTTGATTTTCCAGCAGATCGATCTTTTCAGCTTGAATCTGCTCCGGAGTTTTTGGGATATCTGCATATTCAAACCAGAAACCCTGTTCCGGGGTGTAGAACATCACCGATGACTTGCCCTCTATTTGCTTCGGTTCGGGTATATCCTCGACTAGAAAACCGATTTGCAATAATTCTTCTTCTGTTTTGCTTAAACCGAATTCTTTATCAAACGGCTTGTAGTGGCAGTATTTAATTTCATTATCGCTGCTAGTTTGCACAAAAATCATTGTATTTCTCCTTCAATTAATTAAAAATCTGATAAAAACGCCCCCGGCCTCCCCGGTGTTATTGATATTTTTGGCATCCCGTTAGTGTTGAAAACCAAGTACCACAGCCTTGTTCTTGTTGCGAAATCAATGCAAACAACCCCTCCGCCACCACCGCCGGCTGAGTCATAATATATGTATACATTTCCCAACAGTTGGCACATATCACTATAGGTTGATGCGCCAGCAAAACCAGAGACCGTATGAGTTCCAAATGCACTAAAAGACGCCTCGTTTGTATCAGAGAAATTAACCGTTTTTTGATAAGAACCGGTTAAATACACATACTTAGAATCGTGAGAGATTATGTTGGCATATGTGGTCGGCAAAGAGTATGTCTGGACAATAGCTCCTGTCAAAATGTCTACAATAATAAATTTATATAGGCCGCTTGAATCAATGTAAACAAAATAGACTCGTCCGTTTAGATAATTTACGAATCTTCCCATAGCACTTGTATTATTTGTTATGTTTTTAGTCCACACCACCGTCAGATTTTCTGTAAGTTTAAGGTATTTTTTGTATTCGGAATTACCACTTCTTCCACAAATTATATAAAAATTACCACTTTCATCACAGTCTATCGACATCGGTGCAGATCCAACCTCGTACCGGTTTATATAAGAACTAAGGGTATAATCAAATGTGTCAACGTATTTTACCGAGGCGGTATACCAAATTACAGCCACAGTTCCATTTTTTGTAATGCACATATCTGTATGAGGGGCACTTGCTACGAGCGTTTTTTGTGATACAAGAGCTAAGTCAGGTGTATAATGTTGAATTATTCTTGCCGTCCCATTACTTACTAACATAAAAACGTGGCCATCTTTATCAACTTCCATCAAATCGGCGTAACCCGAAAAGTTCACACTGCCAAGAACATTGTGATTTAAGTCACGTTTGTACAAAGTCCCCGTTGACAACGTTGAATCGTAATTTGTTGTATACATTGTGTTGTATTGTATACATTCTTTCCAGGTTGAAGCAATATTTAACGATGGCTTAACTTTCTGCTTCCACACACCGCCTACTTTTTCCCAAACGTTTTTAACCTTTTTCCATGTTCCGCTCACTTTAATCCATGTCGCTTTTGCCATATCAGTACCTACTCATACTGAAAATAAACATCGCCGTCTGCTCCACCAGTCGGGGCGGCGGTACCGGACGTTATTTTTACGTGGATGTTTGCGGTATTTACATGCGTCTGTATGGGTGTTAACGCACCTTGCGTTGCGACACTAACAGGCTTATTTGCGTCGCTGGTGTTATCGCAATTGCCCAGCCCGACCTGTGTTTTTGTGACGGCGTGTGGGTTGGCGGTGTTGGCGGAGTGGTCTTCGGCCGAAGCCTCCAACGCATTGTGTTCTTCGATTAATTCGTTTCCGATAACAATTATTTTGCCGTTTATAACATCATCTATTACATCATCTGTTGTTTCAAATTCTATAAATCGATTCTCCATGGGTTACCCCCTTTCAAAATTGTTGTTTCCATGTTACTTCTATTCGGGTATCGCTTGTTTTTGGGCTTGGTGTGGTATACATCAGGGCAATTAGAACATTGTCTGCATCGTAAAGACCATAAGCGGAAATTGTCTCTCCATTTCCCTCTGGTTGCTCTAATATTCCAAATGTTTGAGCAACGGTCCCAGACTTTGAAAATGCTTCGACGCTTTTTCTTACCACTTCCCCGGGAATTGACGTCAATGCAATATCAACCGCCTTTGGATCTCCGGTCACAGAATTATGGCCACCGGTACCAAATCCAATTTGCGTAATGGTTGGGAAAGTTCCAAGGCTTGTTATTTTAGCGGCACCAACCATTGTTATCGTCCCGGTCAAAATCGTGATCGGTTCGCACCAATGCACCGCGACGCCGCCTGCCTTGATAAAGCTCATCATTTTCTTTGTCTCATTCATGGCATCGAGAATCTTTTGCTCGGCATCAGAATAGATAAACTTATAACCGCCGTCAAATTTCCTTGATCCATCAAACTTTAAACGTCCATCAAAGAATATTCGGTCATCAATCAAGCCTTTATACTGATCCCTAACATCCTGAAAGAAATTAATATACCGAACCTCGACCGCGGCCGGTTCGTTCCCGTAGGTTGGGTTATCCCACGCCTCGCGGACGGTCAGGAAGTTATCGCCTAACAGCACCGATAAAACATCGTTAAGTGTTTCAATCTGGCCCCCGGATAGGTTCGCTCGAATTTTTACTTTCAGATACAACCGATAGGTCACATCATCCATGGACCCACGCTCTTGGAGCACATTCTTGCCAATGTTATCCAAGGTTACGCCGGTCGCATTGTCTATTTTCCGATATAGTTCTATAGTCTCAAGGGCCTTTTTCAGCTCATCAATTTCCATATCAATGATTGATAAGAGCTTCCCCATATTTGATGTGGGATCACGCTTGTAATTACTTGTCAGCCTTTTTGCTAGTTTCATGCGATCACCACTTTGGCATAATCCGTTATGGCCACTGAGTAGGTTCCAATATTTATATTTGCTTCAGCAAAGGTCGTATTATCGGTCGACAACGTCACGACAACATCAGTAACCCCGCTGACTTTGTGGCATAGGCCAATAATCTTGGTAAAGATCACATCTTTCTCAAGCCCCAACCCCGGATAAATAGCGCCATCCGCATCAGCGCCGCCGATATAGCTGACAATCGCTGTTTGAATGACCGTATCGCCATCGATTGGGTAAATGCTGGTATCTTTGGTTAAAGTAACGTGCACATAAACAGGTACCTCGGTTGCCCGGGTGAACCCGACCTGGTGGACTTCGCCCTTGCTATCCGTTACCGGAATAACCGTTGTTCCGAATGCTTGGATGCCACCAGACTTCGTTTCCAGTATCGTTTTCGCAATCTCCGCATCAGCACCACCATAAACAAAGCAACTTACGCATTTTGGTGGGATGCCGTCAACCGTGGCAACTGTTTCATTTTCTGTTACATCTGCATCGATCACGCCATTCAGATTGATTAACGCTGCCTGGATACTTGGCGGTGTCGAACTGCCGCCCATGGCGATGGATTTATCATATCGGGTTCTAAAGGCCGTTGGTGTCTCCACCGCACTGCCACCGTATGTGTCCAGGGCATTAGTAACCGACGTAACCCCAGCCATTGAATTAACAATCGTGGTTATGGTACCAGCCGCCACATTTCCAGAAACGCCGACATCAATCGCCTGGATATTCACATCAATTACGCCAGTACCGCCTATCGTCGCCTGCTGCAGTGTCCAGAACTGAACATTGTTACAGGCAATAACAAAGCTGGCCGGTATTAGCGTCCCCGGGGCACCGGTAAATGTTACGATCCCTTTCGCATATCCGGCCGCTTTTCGTGAAATGCTGATATACTGGCCGACATTGTCCAGCTGATAACCCTCCGCGGTGTCTTTGTAGGCTGAATAATAGACGTTTTCTGCTTCCTGCCACGTTATCCCTAATTCAAAGGAAATAATCATTAGAATCATGCCAAGCGGGCTATTGACGTTCACATTAACATCGCTTCCAAAAACACCCTTGGCGTTTGATTGCAGCGACTCCAATATATCGATCTGTCGTTTTCGCTTAAATCCTTTTTCGGTTAATCCGAAATCACTCACAATATCACCTCGCTTTCCAGCGTTTCTCCGGTTGTTTTAATAATCTTTGAACTAATCGCAATCTTCCGGTCGCTGCGATCTTTGCTAATTTTCAAATCTGTAATCCGTTTGAACCGGGCATCGTAGGTGACGGCATCGACCATGGCCAGCAGGATCATATCATTTCTGGGGTTCTTGACCTTCAGCACGTCATATTCAAAGCCGAAATCAGGGGCCATAAAGAACTCGCCTTTATTGGTCGAAAACGTTCGCTCAAGAGCCTGCACTTCTTCGCCAGGGCCTTCGACCATTTCCAATACGCCCTGGTTATTAAACACCAGATCATCGTCAACGATTTTTAATGTTTTCACGAATCAACCACCCCCAAAATAATGGCATCTGACAGGTTATCCTTGCCAAATGCCACCAAAACCGTATTGCCTACCTGTAAAGGTATTTCTATTTCGACAACAGCTCCAGCCGAGTTTAAACCCCACTCTTTCAGCTTTTTGACGCTGCCAATCTCCGGGTATTCTACCGCGCCGGTAACGTAATTTTTTACCGGTATTGGCCTAACAGATAAAGGAGAAAGGTTTGTAACCGTGCATTGCATCGTCGTGTTTAATTCGGCCAACCGGTCTTTAATGATTCTTTTTATTAATATATCGAGTTCGTACATGGTGTTTCTCCTAATCTAAAATATCGTCATAGGCTGACGTTTGGCAGTGAACAAACCCGCTCGAATAGTAGCGAATCGTGCCAAGTCCAACGTTTTGAGCTGCATTATAAAGATAATCAACCCCAGCGCCCGGGATGTATCCGTCGCAGGCTCTGCCGTAAAGATGTTCTGAGTTCGGAACGCCGTCATCAATGTTATTCTGATGCTCGCACCGGGCGGCGGATGTAATCACAAACTCCTGACCAGTGTTCTCACACACTTGATTAAGTTTGTCCTTCAGCTCCTGCACGCAATCTAGACCACAGCCACAGGCGCACTTAAATGCACCTTCTGAAAAATGATTGGTTCCAGAATAATTCGAACTACCGGATGCATTACCGCCATCCCACGCATATACAGCCAAGGCATACTCAATCCGAGCGCCCATTGCATCGCCACCAGAACGCTCAAACGCTTGTTCAAACAGCCTTGCTGCTTGTTCCGGATCTGTCAGGCTTTTGAATGCGTCCAAACTCGGCAAATCTGTATAAATCGGAAAGCAATCAGATTCAGCGCCAGTTGTCACTTCAATGTAAAAATAATCAAGCTGCAGTTGCATGTCATTCGCGGCGCAATTATTAGCGGTCGCGTAAGCTTCTAGCCCCTCGCGCCGACCACCAAGCCATTGCAACAAACCATAAGCACCAGACGAGCTGTTTTCAGCGTTGGGATCATACCCAGATTCCAGCTCCATATTCCCCATAACGCCGGCCGTCGCAGCCTTGGAAAATCCTTTATTAATCAAGAATGTCCAAATGCGGCCTTTGGGTGTGTTTTCTCCGGCTCCGGCCACCGCTTTGACCGGCGGCACATATCGAGAAACCTCATCCGTCGGGTAGCAATTAACCACCGTCGAGAAATTGCCGCTGTGGGTCCCGTTCTCAACCCGGAATAAGCCAGACAGATACCGGCTTTCTAGCCGGAACACAGAGCCAACCGTCAGCATTGGGTTAAGAAGGGATGTTACTCTATAGCCCGTGGCCCCGTTCGAATCTGTATAGGCTTCCGGACTTCCGATTAATCCGGTACTGGCATTTAATAAAATCCCGGTATCAATTTCATAGACTGAATCGACAATATAGATAATATTGCATCGTACAAACATGAATGAATTTGTTTCGGCCACAAGCTGTTTGAGCGCCGAATCAATAGTTCCGCTGATCACCTTACCATCGGTATAGGTGATATCGCTGGTTAATTTGACCGTCCCAACTTCAAGCCCGACCTTGCTAAGTAAATCTTTGGCAATATAACTGGCCTGTGTCCCGGGCGCGTAAGAAAGTGACACGATCTGTGTCAAAATCACGCTGATATCCGGCGTTACCATAAGCTTAAGGGCCCGGTCGACTTTATCGCTCGATGTTTCAATGTCCGAAATCTTCCCCGATAATACGTTTCCCAAATTACCGTTATATCCGGCGTTTAATATCAACGTTTGACCATCTCTAATATTGCGAATGGTTTCCGGGGTAAGATTGTAAATCGTGACGTCATTTACCGGCTGCTCATCGTCTTTATTAAATGCGATATTGAAATCAGTTTCCAGATCCGGCATTATGACGCCATTTATAATTAACTGCTTTTGTCGCTTGAATAAATTACTCACTGGCACTACCCACGTATAGGAATACCGTCACATTTAAGTTATCCCAGGTAATCCGATCAGCTTGACCGGTTGGGTCCATCGGCGTGACGCTTGGGAAATTTAGATAGCCATGGCCACTTAGAATCGGTTTGTTGAGAACCAGCTTTTCTCCGGTTGTCAATACTTCGCCTGTGCTGTCAGTGACTGCCACGGTGAAGAAATCCTTGACCGCGTTGTAATGAATCTCTAAATTAAAAGTGGTCTTATTCAGGCGGATATCGAACTTATACGGGATCATCGTCTTATCAATGCTGATATAGTTCATTCTCGAAGTACCGCCTGCAATCCACCGTTTTTCAGGTTATTCATTTGCGTCGATACAAATGCTTCATCGATTACCGTCACCACTCCGGTTGCAATACCGACTTCCTTTAGTGCCAACGTAAAAGCAGCGCCCCCTTTAAGGGAAACGCTGCGATCGGTTGTAAATGAAGAAATCAACATATTTTGAGCTGTATCGACGCCAACATACCGGAGCAAAGCAATGTCTTTGACATAGCCCCGGATTATTTCAATTTTTTCCTGGGCATCATCACCTACGATAATGCCGCTAACATTCATGGTCGTTGGGTTGTTCTGGGCGTGGTCACTGATGGTTCCGCCCTCAATGGGCTTGTCGGTAATTTCATTACTCACGGTGGCGCTTTCGCCGGTGGTTGAGGTAAATATCACATCACCCAGCTTACACTTTAGACTATCCTCATACCATTTTTTAAACGCCTCATTGCTCGCAGCGTCGACGATCTGAATCTCGACTGCTTCCATGCGGAGCGATTGCCCAACCGATCCAACAATGGCACCATCTATTGCCCAATCCGTCCAGCCGACGTTTTCCACATGAACCCGGTACCAGACATGCATTTCAGTATCGTCCAGAAGCTCAATTTTGAAGGCCTCCATTCGGAGACCCTGTCCTTCGGTTCCGGCGACTTCTCCCCGGCTCACCCAGTCCTGCCAGCCCACGTTCTGGACGTGAGCTTTATACCGCAACCGGTAATCGGAGTTGATAATCAAAGCTTCTAGCCTCAAACCAAGGCCAGTGGTACCGATTGTCTCGCCATCACTTTTAAACTCAGTCCATCCAACGTTTTGCACATGGGCTTTTCCTTCTATCATACTGCCCTCCTATGCCGTTACTGGCGGATTTCTCAAGTTTAACTTTTTGAGATATCGTTCCATTTTTGCTTCCCACGCATCCGCCGCCGAGTCGACAATTTCATTAACATCTGCACCATTGCCGACACTTATGTGAATTTCTGTTTTGAAGGTGATCGGGGCGCTGCTGCCAGAACCTGAACGGACAGACATTTTTGTTCCTGATTTTGCGGAAACTGGGTTATCGGATTCACCGATTCCTGCACCCCCGCCGCTTATTCCGATGCTCATATCTGTGCTTAATCCGGAAAGTGCGTTATTAACCAAGTAAGCGTTGCTTGTAATTCCTCCCGCTAATCCGCGCATCATATCAGGCATCCATTCCTCGTAGTAATGTAGCGGACCCTCATCAGGTCTTGAGAAGTGTAAAAATGCCGTGATTTTATCGGCGACCGCTTGAACCGCGCTGCCAACAGAATCTGTGGCACCCATGATCCCATCAACTAGCCCCTGAACCATGTCAGAACCCCATTCGAGGAACTGCCCGGGCAATCCAGCTACGTAAGACACAGCCCCTTCGAAAGCACCATTGATAGACCCGGATACTCCACTAAATGATTCGCCAATTCCGGCTGATATGCCCGAGAAAAACCCCACTGCGCCATTCCATGTATTTGTAACGCCATCATATGCGCCAGTAAATATAATCCCAATGGAATTTCCCGCAGACGAAATCCCTGCTTGGATATTCGTTCCAACTTGACCGAAAAACGTTCCGACACTACTCCATGCGCTTTTAGCATTTTCTGCCCCAATAAAAAAAGCCGTCAAATTCTCAACGACCCCTACAATTGATGATCCAACACCTTTTACGCTATCAGCAACGCCTCCCCAATTACCAGTGCCCAAGGACGTCCAGAAGTTGGCAATATTTTGAACCCATGATGCCACACTTAGAACAACCCCAGCACCAGCACTCTCGACTTGAATCCAAAGATTCAGGAGGTTGCCGGCCCATTCGCCCAGTTGCCCAGGATTGAATTCTTCGTTATTTCTGTTTACGGTATTAAAGAATAAGTCCCAAGATGTTTTCAATGAGGCAAAACTTGCTTGAATGTTCGGTGTATTTTCTTCGACTTTTTTCTTTATTCCATCATAAGCCGCATTAAATCCATCGCAGGCGGTTCGAAATCCATCCCCAACCATATAAATAATTGAATCCAATCCGCTCAGCGCTGCGGGATCTCCGATGCCCTGGAATCCATCAGTCAAAAACGTTACCTTTTCTCCGGCGGTTTTCAGTCCATCAGTCAAATTCTTCATAACACCAACGGCCATGCCAAGGGCTGGTTTCCCGATAACGCCAAGGAAATCTGACCAAGCTTGCTTGACGTTCCCGACTTGGTTTTCCCAACCGTCAGCTTCTCTTGCGGCCTGACCAGTCGCTCCGGCTAACTTTTGCATATTTTGAGCATATTCCAGACGTGTCGCCTGTTTCGTCGCTTCATCCAACTCAGACCACGCGCCAGTTGAACTGACAAGACCTTTCTGGATCGCATATTGAGCCATTTGAGTGTCATTTGCAAAAAGCCCGATAGACTCGCCGCCTTCATAATTCCCCTTAATAAAGCTCGCTAAGGCGCTATTTGCATCTGCATAAGATTTATCATAAAATGCCGCTGCATCTGCGCTGGCTGTTACCGCTTCGGTTGCTTTTGCCATGGATGATTCAGTATCAAAGCCTAAGCCTTTAAACATCGACGTCATCTGAGCCATGGATGGTTTTAATCTGTTTGGTACCATTCCAAATTGACCCGACATACTATCGACCGCTTTTTGGGCCGCTGGCTCTAAATCGCCAAATGTTTGAGTGAACTGTGAGGAAATAGCTTTAGCTGAACCAGCCGATTCCAATGCAGCCGCCCCAAATTCGATTATTTTATCTATTGCAAACGTCGCTACTATCGCCGCCCCGGCAGCTTTAGCTTTACCAATCAGTGAGTCAAAACTGACGCCGTTGATATCGTTTATTGATTTTTTCGCCTTCGCTGACCCGGAGCTGCTTGTCCGGTCAATCTCTGACCACGCCTTTTTCATCGCGTCTGATTGGTCCATGCCAGCCTTGCGATAAGCGGCTGCTAAACTCGCGGCTTGTGATCTTTGACTTTTGGCGCTGTTGTCTGCCGCTGATTCCATTTCTTTATAAGACGATGCTACATTGGCTTTCATTTTGTCGGCTGCGTTGTCCATGGCTTTTATGCCAGACGTATCACTTTTAAATCCGATACTAAACGCCATATTCCGTAAATCCATCTATTTAACCTCCTTTCCGCCATGGTGGCACATTTAATCAGCACCACCATTTTTGCTTTCTTCCAGAAGTTGCTGATAGTAATCCAAGGCTGCATTCGCTTCCAAGAGATCTTCAGCATCCATGCTCGAAACATCTCCATAAGACATGCCGCCCTCAAAGATAAGGCGCCAGATAAACCATCCTTCTTTAGCTAAATCCTCATAGTATTGAGGGCGATTTTCCGTTTGCGTACTGTTGAAAGTTGATGGCGAAATCCATCACCGCTTCTACCTCTTCATACTCGTCAAAATCATCCATGCTCACTTGCGGGTTTACAATGATATGTTTAAAGATCTCATCATAGAAAGCGTGCGGGATTCTCATGCCGTTTTTATCGGTAGTTCGGTACTGAATTTTAAGCCACTCCCGAGGCGGGACCTTCTGAAATGTGTACTCCTGACCATTTATCGTTTCTTTTTCTGTTAATGCCATCTTTATTTCTCCTTATTTGTATTATTGAGTTGTGTAGTCTGCTGCTGCGAATTCATATTCACGTTCCGTTGACTTGGGACCGTATTTTTTAACCGCCGTCTTCTTGACTCTTGCCTGGGTGCAACTTGCATTAATACCGCCCGTGTTTAAATCAACAAGCTGAACCGGGACGATCGTCCCCTCTCTGGCCCATTTTTCATAAACAGCACACGTCGGCGATGTCTGCTGCAGTTTGATCTTAAAATAACCAGTGCTGTTATTTGTGTCCGACCACTCAACGTCGCCTTTCATCCCAACCGATTCGGTAAATGCATCTACATTAGGTCCGCACTCCATGGCATCACCTTCTGCTAGACCCGTTGCAATCCGGCCGTCGGCAACAAAATTAGTATTTTTCCCGTTGTAAGTTTTTGCTTCCGCCATTTCTCATCATCCTTTCTTAAGCCGCTAACTCGCCGCTAATAGGGTCAGCACCCTCAATTGCGCCAGCCAGGTAAGCGAACCATTTGATTCCGTTGTATTTCCGCGCCGCTCGATCAACCTGTGAAACATCAGACCGGCTTATGGATGTAATGCTAAACTGAGGGACGTTATTTTCGATTAGAATGATCCCTTGCAAAGCGGCTTTGCTGAGTACGTTCGTTGCAACACCTACAAGCGAAGCAATCCCATCTTCTGAATAACCGATTTTCGAAACCTTAACGGCCAAATCGTGCATCTCTTTTTCCATGTTGTAATTGATCCAGTCCTCGCCTAAAACAACGTCAAAATACTCACCTGACGCCGTTTGTGACCCGGTTGTTTCCAGATTTCCCATTTCTTCAATATAGGTTACGCCGTGTGCGGCTCTCAATGTTGCCAGCTCCGGATCAGTAAGAACCGCCTCGGTAACGCCCAGGACCTTTTTAAACTTAGCTGTTGCGCTGCCAATCGGGTTGGTTAACATAATTGATAATAGACCCTCCATTACATAGGCGTCAGCCGCATGGTGGAATCCTCTGAAGGTTCTTTTTGAAGTGGGTACTGATATGTCTGCCAATGTCTGAGTCGTGACCACATAAACCTTCTCCTGATCGTCAACCCAAGCATCCAAAGCCGTGATTGTCGCCGTTGTGTTGTCAGTACAGACTAAGCCATACCAGTTTTTATTGATCAGCGTATCCAGTTTTGCAGTAATCTCGGCCGGTGTCGCCGAAGCATCGCCAACAATCGAAATCCCTGACGGGCTTAATTCCTGGTTAAAGATCCGGGCAGCCATTTTATAGGTATCCGTTGTATTTGCGAAATCTTCCAATACATCTGTCAACTCCGCGTATGTGGTGTACGGGTGGTCCGTATCCGTTTCAAACAATAAAATACCACCAAACTCTTTTCGCACTTCAACCGCAGTGCTGAGTTTGATGATCGATTTAAAGTCGTTTAATCTACTCATTTGTTCCTCCTGTTATATTTATTTCTTCCATTGTCTCAACAATTCGTGAGGCCTCCGTCGTGATCCGGATGATCGCATCGAATCCATATCGATGCTCATAATGGTCAACGATCTGAATGGTACGATCTCCAACCGCTTCCACGTCAGCGACCACCGCGTTGATATCTTGAAGCTCATAATAAAGACTATGATTGACCGTATCCAGGGTAAGTTGGGCCAGTCCGTTGGCATCAAAAGCCGCCGCAGCGTAAGCCATAAAACTGATTGTGAAAGTGGGTTGTTCTATCGCCGTTTCTTTGATATCAAACTCAAATAACGGGTTTGTGCTGGTTACCAGTTCACTCTCAATGATCGGCTGGCCTTCCGTTTTTCCCCGGGCGGTGGTGATCTTGTAGCTGACATAGGGGTAATCCGGTTTTTTGCCGACATTGTCGGTCGGGACCACTGGCAAATTCAGGATCTCATGGAGCCGCTTGACGATTAGTTTGGTTACTGTTACCGCACTCATTGGTTGTCGCCCCGTTTCAGGATGTAAATGTGAAGGCCACCACCATATCTGCTATGGTTTTTGTCCTGCGCCACAGCATACTCGATCCCGTTATCCTCAATCTTTTCGCCCTTTTTAAATCTCGAATAGGTGTAAAGCTTCTGATCCTCGGATGTGTACGTCCCACCTTTGTCATACTTCAAATCCTCATATGACAGCGGCAGCAACGCACCCTGAAACGGAGTCGTTACCATCGTCCCATCAACCCAGACGCCGCCATTGTCGTAGTCATAATGGCCATCGACGTAGCTGATATGATTCAAGGTTGTCATTACCAGTGCCAGTATTTTGGGTGTAGGTATCATTTTTTCACCACCTTGTAAGTGATCTTTTCTCTGAGTTCGCCAGTATCAATCAAAGGATTGGTTTTACCGCCGTTCTTATCAACCGTATACGGGTGTTTCTCAGGGCTACTAAGGTCCGTCATAAATTCCTGGATAAACCTTACGCACTCGATTCCGATCCGATTTTGAAATTGCGAAACGCTGATTTTCATCAAGACAACCTGTTCCAGCAATTCCTCAATAATCCGCTCCATTTTGGCCTTATTCGCATCATATCCGCCACGGATATAGCTTCTTTCTGGAATATTGATGTGAGTTGTTTCAGGTTTTAAATGAAGCCCCGTCGCCCCAAGATAGCCCCGCATTTTGTCGGTAACTTTAATTTGGAACCCAAACTCATTTACGTGTGCGATCATCAGGATCTTAGAATCTTCATCCGCCTGAATTCCGACATGTATCTCAAAGCTGGTAATCTCCTTCATCACATCCAGTAACAGGCCGACATTGCTCACATCTTTTACATAATCAGCCATGTCAGAACCTCGGCGCCCGATGCTGCATAAGTGATGGCAATATGGACCGCATATAATCCTTGTCCCATTCCCAGCGCACATCGGATATCGAAAATGATTTAAGCCCGGCAGCACCATCAGTTAAGGCCATGGCTCCGTTGATCATGGAGAACAGCGCCGCTTCAATGTCGTAAGGAAGCGTCCGTGGTTCTTCCTCGGTTTCGTCCTTTGGTAGCACATAGCCAGCTGTATAGGCAATCTCAATGTTCTTGGACTGCTGAACCATGAAATTTGAGATTCCATAATGTAATCCCGATGCGCCCCATGGCCGGGTTCCCTCAATGATGCCAGATTCATCAAACGAATAATCTGATTCATTAACCGTTGATCCATTGATCTTTATTGAATCGATACCAAGAACTGGGTAACTCTTCACCTGAATAGTCAAGCGATTGTTCCCCTTGACCTTCTCGGTGTATTGTGCTTTTTTTAGCTTTCGACCCAGAATGTTTTCAATTTCCTGACTGGCGCTGTTAATCAAGAATTCCAGCTTGAAATCTTGGCTGGTATCCGCTTCAGCAATGCCATTGAACTGCTTCAGTCGTTCAACTGTGGTTAAAGCATTAGACGCAAGCGCCATGGCTTATCACCTCTTTCGCCTGATTAATAATCAAAGAGATGTCGCCGATTTTCATAAATGTTCCTTCGAATTTTTCCATTTGCTCATTCAATTCTTTTACTAACGCCAATGCTTTTTCAAGTTCAGATGTATCAACTTTTATTTTTAATTCCATGGTC